AGCTATAGCCTTCAATACTTCTTGATTTTCCATAATATCTCCTTGATTTATAATTTTTGGGTGAGATCTAATTTAAACATGTGTACAGAATATATCAAGCAATCTTTTAAAATTGTTTTCTTGACAGAAAATTTATGTTATGAAAGGAACAGAAAAAAGAATGAAATCGTATAAACACAGCACTTCAGTTTTTGGAAGAATAGTAAAACGATATGAATTACCACTTGATGCCATACAAGATTTAAATAAAACATATGAAGAACATAAAATAAAATTAAATTCTTTTGGTCCACGATTAGCAGGAAGATTAGATACAGAATTAGAATTTACAAATTTAATAGGAGAAACAAAAATATCTAAAAATATAGTTGATTGTATGAATGATTACATTGAAACTTTAGAAAAAGTAGATCTTTATGGAGGAAATAAAAAACTTCAAATTTTAAATTGTTGGATAAATGACATGAAAGAAGGTGAGTATAATCCACCTCACACGCATCATGGTAACGAGGGTTTCTCTTGTGTCTTGTTTTTAAAAATACCAGAATTAATTAATGACGCTAAAGATCCACATAAATTTAAAGATGGGCAGTTAGGGTTTACTTCAATTGATGGTACAGGTATAGCATGGTTTGAACCAAAAGTAGGTGATTTTTATTTATTTGAAGCAAAGCATCAACACATGGTCATGCCTTTTAAAACAAAAATAAAAGGAGAAATAAGACGATCTATGTCTTTTAATTTTATAGAAAAACCATGAGTGATATATACGAAATAAAAAATGTGCTTAATGAATATGAAATAAAAAAAGTTTATGATCAACTGCTAACAGATGATTGGAAAATTAGCACTCCCTATGACAGTAGGGTTAGTATTTATTATCCTACTTTAAGAGTTTCTTTTGATGACTCAATTTTTTATCCGTATTGGTATGGATTTTTTTCTGGTTTAGTTGCATCAGTCAATAGTCATTTACAAAGGGAACAAGGTTTTCAATTAGGGTTTTATAAAATAAAATCAATTTCGTTAAACGCTCAACAAAAAAGTGATAAGTTTCATTTTCATGATCATAGAAACTGTGCACACACTTTAGTTGGTTTTTTAACACCTGAATGGGACAGTAGCTGGGGCGGCAGCTTACAAGTTAAAGATACTACTATTAATTTTTCTCCTGGTAATTTTGTTTTATTTTCAGGAAACGACTTGCATGATGCAATGCCCGTTAAAGTAGATTTACCTTTTTGGAGGATGTCCGTAGGGATATTTATCGATTGAACCAATATCATAATTGCATTAATTATTTACTTGCTAAAAAAACTAATCTTATACCTCATGGAGATAAAACTTTTTTTGATCATGTGGTGGGAGTATATAATTTTTTACGTAAAATTAATCAACCCGATGATGTATGTTTTGCAGGGTTATTTCATAGTATTTATGGAAATGAATTTTTTGACGCAGAATTAAATCCAAGCAGGGAAGAAATAAAAAATATTATAGGACCAGAAGCGGAGTCTTTAGTTTTTAAATTTAATAATACTTCAAGAGAAGAATTATGGAATTCTGATAACGTAAAAATAAAAAATATTTTGTTAGCAAACAAGTTAGATATTAATCCTCTTTTTAATATACATAATTATGTTTTTGATGAAAAAAACATTGACACTCTATACGGTGTTTTTAGAGATGTTAAATCATGGCGTTTTACAGGAGCAGGTTCAAATATTAATTCTAGAAAATTTAATTATGAGTTAAATAAAAAAGATAAAACTGATAAAATTTTATTTAACGCAGCTACAGATATTTTAAAAAAAGAAAATTTATTTGACTTTGTAAAATTAAAAAGAGCTTACGCAAGCTCTTATGTTTATGGAACTATACATGACTTTCATACTGACGATACTGCTAACAATTACAATGAAATATTTACTGTAATGTTTTATTTAAATAAAATATGGGCTTTAGAATATGCTGGGGAAACTGTTTTTTTAAATAGACAAAGAAACGATATTCAATATTCGGTCTCTCCTAGCCCAGGAAAAGCTGTTATATTTGATGGTTTTATTTCTCACGCAGCAAGAGAAATTTCTCGTTCTTGTATGGAATTAAGAATGGTTGCTACTTTTAAATATGGATTAAAAAATGTTTAGTAAAAAAATTACTTTTTGTGCTGTTGATAAAAGCATGCTTAACATATGGCCACATCCTAAACCTGCTTCAAGAGTTATTCCTGAAGAATATAAAAAATTAAAAAGACATACAGAAGGGAATTTACACGCACCAACAGTTAAAACATGTATGCCATTTTTAGATTCTATGTCGATGGGATATATAATACCTTTTGATCAAGATTACGTAGTTGATCCTGTTGAAAATGATTTTAGTGTAACTCCTGCAAATAGAGAACAAGGAGAATTTGGTTTTCACAGTCAAACACAACTACCAAAAGAATGGCACAAAACTACAGGAGAAAACGCAGGTAAATTCATAAATAAATGGTTAATAAAAACTCCTCCTGGCTATAGTTGTTTATTCATACACCCAATGAATAGACTTGAGGAAAGATGGAAAATCATTGAAGGAGTTGTAGATACAGACGATTATGTAAACATAATTAATTTTCCTTTTATTTTAAAAAAAAGAGATAAACAGTTTTTAATTAAAAAAGGAGAACCTATGGTTCAAGTAGTTCCTTTTAAACGTGAATCTTTTACAATGTGGTCTGGTTTTTATATGGAAAAATTACACAACAAAACTATTAATCTTTTAAATAGTGAATGGGTTGATAGATACAAAAAAATGTTTTGGAAGAAAAAATCTTTTAAGTAGATGCGTATAAAAGCAAATATAGATGACTGTGCAATAATTATTAGTGATTTCTTACCTAATAGTTTATTTAAAAAAATATTTAATTTTAAATATACTTTTAATTCTAACTCACACAAAGAATGGAATAAACATCTTTATTTAGATAAAAAAGATTTTAAAACAATGAAAGAAATTAATGTTGAAGAAAATCTTGCAATAATAGAAAAGGGTGTGGTTAAAGCAAAAGATAAAATATTCGAAGATTTTTGTAAAATATTAATCGATTGTCCTTTTATTCCTTTTCAATTTAATTCACGCATAGATGTTTCGTATTATGAGTATGATAAATTTTCTGGAATCAATTGGCATCAGGACGGACCGTATACTTTAAATTACTCTTTTTATATTCATGATAATTGGGATGATAATTGGGGAGGAGAGACTTTAATTGATACTGAAAGAGGGTTGCCTTTAGTTTCTTATCCTTATCCTAATAATTTATTAGCAATTAAAAATAATATATTACACAAAGTATGTCCTGTAACAGGACCTATTAAAAGGAAAGTTTTACAAGTTAGAGGTGTTTTTTACGAATAATTGGGATCATAATCCATCCAAGTTTTACCGACTGCATTTGTAGTTCCATTGGCTGTATCATCATCATGTGCATTTTTTAAAGCAGTTGCTGCAGCTTCTATTTGACCTTTTCTAGTTTCTGCCCATGTGAGCAAAGCAGCTACTGTAGTTGATCCTACAGCATCACTTGTTGCATTTAAATTAGTGTTGCCTGTCATATTACCTGTTGATGCGTCTTTACTTTGAATTTCGTTTTGACCTGGTAAATTATTCCATATAACGTAATGAATTGTGTTAGGTAAAGTTGGCATTGCATTTCCTTTGTCGGCCCATTTAATTATGTAAGATCCATTATCAATACTTATGCTTTCTTCATTAGCTATTACTATGTGTGTTGCCATCAATATCTCCTAGTGCTTTATAATATAGTTTACCACCACAAAAGGTGAGAATGAATTTGTCCCTGCCGCTGTGACAGATCCTGTTAAAGACGTTGTAATATTACCAGTTAATGTTCCTGATAAAGTATGAGAATGAGTATGCCCTGTTCCTGATCCAGTTGGTTGCGCTCGTACTGTATTAGCAAATATTGTGCTAAAATTATTTCCTTGATTTTGTGCACTTTGTCCACCGCCTAAAATAGTTTTTGGTCCTGATGGACCATCTACTGTCGTTGTTCCAAGTTGATGACTATGAGATGCTAGTTGAGCTTCTGTTAAAGAAGTATTACTAATACTACCTGTTACAGTAACACTTTGATTTGTAGCATTTGTAGCAGCTTGGTTATTAGTAACAGCTACTGTAACGGTATTTGCACCACCAGTTCCTGCTAAGTTATATGTATTACCATCATAACCTTGTGGCATTTTACCTTGTAATTGAGGTACGTTAAAAGTTGTTGATCCATCACCCCCACCATAAGTTGAGGCAATTACAGCAAATAATTCTGCATATGTTGATCTTGATACAGCCGAACCGTCACATAATAAGTAACCTGCTGGAGCTGTAGCTTTAGTCCAAGGCTTAATAGCCCCTACTTCACTTCTGTTTACTATATCTTGTAAGTTAGCCATTAGTCGTTATATTTCAACCTCCACCCATTGTCTGCGTTTACATATACCAGAGCAATGCCCGCACTGTTAGTGCTTATTGTTAAATCCGCAGCAGAACCTTGTATCTTTTGCGAGTTACGACCTACTGTCAAATTGTTTGTACCGAAAGTTCCTTCAGCGTCAATAATTTTTACTTGATTTCCAATTGTAGGAGAAGCAGGTAAAGTAATTGTAAATGCACCACCAGAAGTATCAGCAAAAAGATTATCTCCGTCTGATGCTGTATAGTTACTCGTTTTAATTTGCCAAGCTTCACCTAAACCAGCTAAAGAAAAAATATCATACCAGTTAGTTCCGTCAGTAGCTAATAATCTATATTTACCATTTACAACGTCTACAGTGTTTCCTGAAGCTCCTAATC